TTAGCTTGTGATTTTCGGGTATGGCTGGATATTAAACAACTTTGTGTTTAGTCTCTTTCTCGCCCGCTTGTTTAGAAATCTGATATACCGGAACTGCCGGAAGCGATGCGCTGTAGCTCGCTCCTTGTTCTCCCTCAGATATTCACCTCTAGTGCCGCCGCGCTTAATCGCATTCATTGCAATAGAGTGATAAAACTCACCGTCCAACTCATAAAACGTTGAATAGTGACTACCGATATACTCAAAATTTGACGCCTGATAGACAACCCCAGACCGCCCACAACGCTCATCAGCAAATGTCTGAACCCATTGAACGCCGGGGTGTAGGAGCTTGATGGTTTTTAGAGAGTAGCTGATCGCTCTTGATTCTGAATTGCGCGGCATGCAGTCATGGAGCCACATTCTATTTAGCTCCATGTACTCCCTGTTTCCAGTTCCTTCCACGACCCGCTTGCCACTCGCTGGGTTTAGCGCATACCCCCACTGCAATACGCCAACGATATCTCGACCGGAAAATACCCCAAGATGCAAATATGAGTTATTAACAAACCTACCTGAATAATGTTTGTTAACAACAATAGCGCGAGCCAGCCAGACAGGAATTGTCTCAACCCTTAGTTCTGGTGAGCCGTACCCAACAACCGAGCCGTTGTATTTTATGACATCTGGCTTGATTAATACGCGTGATGTAAACGTCTTTATCTTTATAAAACACCCATATGATCGATTTAACAGATCAATATTTAAATATTGATTATCAAATGCGATCATATGAGTGATGGGCTTACAATCTTATATGACCCCGTTCAGTGAGTTATGGCTCTGTGGGCCAGTCAATTGCGCTCGTTGATATGTCCAGTCTCATCAATGAGACGAGATATGATTTCCACGCACTAAGTGACGACTTTTCAGCGTCAGTTGCTATCCCTGCTTCCACCGCGTACTGACGCCACTGAATTTCTGTCTGTGCTACCGCGATCAGCGTATTGCGTTTTTCGACCGCCTGCGCCTTTAGCTGATCATGAGTGTACGCGCCGAACGCCTCGGGACTCGGCGGCGTAGTAGTCCAGTTAATCAAATCTGCCGCTAATAGTTGTCGATGTAGTTCATCACTTATTTCTATTGCATCGGCTGGCAGATTGTCAGAGTCGACGTAAAATGCCCGATTTTCAGTTGATACATATGGCATATGAAAATCCTCAATAACCCACGGCAAGATAAGAGATTGCTGTGTTTTGCGGTTTCGTACTCACGCCTGTAAAACCGTTCACCGCCGCCGATGTTGCAGAGACGCGATAACTGGCAGTTGTGTCAGAGTCGTTAGGGCTCATGATGATCCCAAGACACGTCGCGGGGAACGCACGATGAAATAGCACTGAAGTCCCTGCTTGCGCGGCCAACAGTTTTGACCCCCACTGTATGATTAACCCACCGTCGACGTCGGGGATTCTAATGCTACCGATGTCGGTGAACGGCGATCGCATCGGCAGAAGCTTTGTCAGCGCAGCTGTGACGAACGCCGTGGTCGCCAACTGCTGCGTGTTCGTGCCTACAGCGGCCGTCGGGCCGGTGGGAACACCTGTAAGTGCTGGGCTAGCTAGCGGCGCAAGCTCATCAGTTATTGCGCGGACAAACGCCGTCGTCGCCAACTGCCGCGTATTCGTGCCTACAGCAGCCGTCGGTGCGGTAGGAACACCCGTAAACGCTGGGCTGGCAACTTTTGCAAACCGCCCGTCTAACGCCGTTAGAAGTTGATCAACCGACGCCTGATCCGGTTGCATCCCTGCTGTTGCCAGTATCGATATAATCTCACTCTGAACACTACGCAGCGCAGACTGCATATTATTCATGTATGCCGCATCGACAATTGTTCCCTCCTCGCCGGTAACTTTATTCTCATCATAAAACGCACCGTCAGACGACTGCGTCGTGACAGGAATTAGCGGCTTCATTTGGCCTCCGTATAATTAAAAACGCACAGGGTGTGTGCAGGTTTCAACTCGTTAAATACAGACTCAATAACGGCGTCACGCGAGGACATTAATCGCTCGCCGCATCTGCTAATGCCGGTTCTGAAATAGTATTTTTTGACCGCCGTCGAACCGACATTGACGCGCCAAACGAATCGGATATTCGTCGATGCCAGCCGCTGCCCGCAACGACTAACACCGCAACGGAACGGCATCAGCTCGTCAATCGTGATGTCATATCCCATTTTTCTTGCGAGCCCTTTGAAATAGGGAATACTTAAGCCGCCCGTCTCAGCGACTTTTATCAACACATCCTCCAGGCGCTGCTGATACGACAACCCCTGCGCAGGGGTGATGCCGAGAACGCGCTCCCAGTCCGAAAGCAGCCCATTCGCCCGCAGCGGTGTGACTGCGCCTAATACGTCGTTTGCCCGTGCTTTTGTGGCAGATAGCGCATTACCTTCCGCTGTTAATTCGGCGGATAATTGCTCGGCATTTGGGCTATAGGAAACCGGGGGTAACAATAATGACAGAAGCTCTTTCATAGCGGCAGCACCTCTATATTCCCGACTCGCAGCCACTCGACAACCTCATTATTTACTGTCGCAGCAATATTACCGGACGGGCTGACGATGGCGCGATCAACAACGCCACTGATTTGTGAGATAATCGTCTCAGCCTGGCTTCGAATAAATGACTCGCCTGGCTCCAGCGTGTTGAAATAACCAGTCAATGCATCGCGTATATTTTGCGTTACTGCCTGTACAGTTACGCCGCTGATGCTAATTGCGACGGAAATATCAATTTGCTTAGGGGTCGGCGCTAATATCATTGTGCTTTTTGCGGTGACTGGCCTTACATCGTCGATATACGCCTGCACTTTGTTAATAACGTCAGCGCGCGGCAGTCCATTTGCCGACGTAATCACCACATCAACTGTCCCAAGACCGCGCCGCAGCGGATAAACGTATGCCGCACTGACGCCGTCCACACTCATTGCCCAACGGCGGTAATCGTATTTATTGCCACCAGCAGGCGGACGGCGAATAACATCCAGCAGACGAGCCAGCATTTCAGCATCAGTCTCCCGTTCCGTGCCGCCTGCCATCACTCCGATTGTCACCGTGCTGTCAAACCCCGGCGGCGTGCTCGTAAATGTCCCTGTAACTGCCGCCGTTGTATTGCCTGCCGTGCCAGCAAGAGTAGGAACGGCGCTGACGCTAAACTTACCGTCAGCGCCTACCGTCACAGCCTGTGTTGTTGTGTACGACAGAGAGCCACGGTTTATCGTGCGCCCCGCATCAGCAGTCGCTCCGGGTTCACCGGTTCCTGAAATAATTCCTGATGCTGTCGTTTGTGCCTTGCGCGTTATATTCCGCAGACGGCAGTGCCATTCGAGATATTCGGTATCTGCCGTGTCCGGGAAAATCTGCCGTACAATCCATGCCTGATGGCGGTATAACCCGGTAATAACACTCGCGACAGACGAGGCCCGGATATAAAAATCCGAATCTTCGGACACATCAGCTGATGGCAGTAAATTTTTAATATCCGCCAGAATTTTTGCGCGCGTCTCATCAAACGAATCTGTCACGAACGCCATCAGCTCACCTTCACAGGATATTTAAACAGTTCACGCCCGGCGGGCGCGGTCACATCAATAATCAGGATCAGCCAGCCGCTATCGCCTGCCTCTGCTGCGACCTCTATCGTCGTCGCACGGCCATCATCGATTAGCGGCTGCAACGCTTCGGCAGCATACTGCCGGGCCAGCGTATAGACGCGACTGACATTCTTTTCGCGCGTCAGCAGATGTAGCTTTGAACCCAGCGACGGTACAGCCCAATACGACCCCAGCGGGGTCATGAGCCGGATATACACAGCATTAGCTAATGTATCTGTTGCTGTGCCGGTGTAATCACCGTTTGTTGGGTTCAATAAATTATCCATGCGGCCATGATGGCCGCATGGTAGGGTAGAAATAATGTGACGGGGTTCAGTGGGTATTACATTGACTGGTTTGGTGTGCCTGTTGTGCCGCCAGAGTCGCCCGGATGATTATGACTGTCGTAAATATCACGGACGTGGCTCAGCGTTGATGTTTTATCCGTGATTTCGCCACTGGCATTTAATAACGGTGTATTAAAATCCGCTTCTTCATTTGCATTGACAATATATTTTTTACAGTTGACCTGATATTCATCGCAATCAACTGTGATTATGCGCCCTTTTTTCAGTGTAATTGCTGCACCTTCATCGGTATAAATCGCAACCTCGCCAGACTGTAGCGCTTTGATGCGATAGGATGCCGATTCAGTCGCCACCACCACGCTATGCGACGTTCTGCCGCCCAGGGGGATCACAATCCCCATCGTTCCAGCCGGAGGGTTCGATGTGAAGCCATAGTGCTGGAAAAGCTCCGCATCCTGAATCTGCTCCCCGGCCAGCCCATTCGCCTGGAACGTTTGCACTGGCCCCACGCTAGAAACACGCGATAAACGCACTCTAAACGCTTGCCTGACGCCGTTCATCGCACGTCGAATCTTTGCCTCAACATTATCCCACATCGACAATCCCCAGCTCCTGCTTATGCTTACGTCTGCGCTTGCGTTTCTTGCGCGGGAACGCGTCAGGTATCCAGACGCCGTCCTCTTTAAGCCTTAGAGTTGTGCGCACGCCGTCCTGTCGCCCACCGACAAACTCACGCCCCATGAGGAAATACACCGCGTTGATGCCATGCACATCGCTGATAACATGGATACGCTGACCCGGCTCCCACAGCCGACCGTCAGATGTGCGATGCCCGGCAACAACCGCCGTCAGGTCATAACCCGCCAGGCGTGCATCGGCCATCGCTTTTCGTGCGCGGTAGGTCATCTGCTCCTGGCTCTCAGCATCACCGCAGACGATAATCTGGGGCCGGTAATGAGTCACAGTCGGGTCATACGCTTTGGCTTTCAGACCGTGAAGACCGGTTTCCGACGTGCCGGTGTACATGTCAAGTTCGTCATCATCGTTGTCGTCGTCATCATCATCAGAATCAGAAACTGTTGCTGCCGACGTGCCATCAACATCGACAATCGCCAGTTTTGACTTTGTCGTGTGCGCGTGTCCTTGTGCCAGCAACGTCAACTCTGAGAACGAGCGGTCTTCGCTGCTTTCGTCGTCGAGTTGGATCACGTTATTGCCTTTGCCGTCCTGCCGCAAAATCAGCGTCGCGACGGGCGGGGCGGTGTAGTCCGGGCCGCCAATCATCAGCGTGCCGTCCGGTGAAAACCACGGCCACAGGCCACGGCCAGCGCAGGCGCGGTGCAGCAAATCCCACGCGCGCTCGCCTGGCTCTGTAGCGACCTTGTCGTTGCGGATTGAGCTTTCAGCATTCAGCCTGATTTTTGTGATGCCGAGCGGGCGAACCACCTGAGCGATCACTTCTTCAAGCCCGATTTGGCGCGACGTCAGCAGCGGGGCGGCACAATCGACCAGCACAGACATATTATCGCGGCCACTGAGCGAGAGCGTCAGGCCGCGCTTGCTTGCCGCACGTCGGATGCGGTCAATGCGTCCGATCATCACTACGTCGCTGCCGATTTTCACTTGTACCGGCGCACCACGCGTGATGCCCGTCGGAAATGCCCCACCAGGCAGCCCCAGGCTAACGCTCCATGCGTCAGCAGGGACGAGGAAATCACTGTCAATCTGATAGCGCGACCACGCACTGTGCGCCTTGCCGTTGACGATAATTGAGACTGTATTGTTATCACTCTGCTTATCACTCTGCGTAGGCATTGAGCACGTCCCCCGCGACCAGGCCGTTAGGGTCACGCACCTGCGGATTCAGCCGCTGCAATTCGTCCGCGCGCGTATAGTCGCCGTACCACAAATGCGCAACAAGGTGCAGATTGCCAGTGGCCGCGACAGTGCGCTTGATCAGTTGCGGTTTCGATTCGATAACCGCCGCCGCCATCTCTTGTACCAGCAGCGCGATGGCTTTTAGCTGCTCGATAACCAGCTGATATGTCAGCCCTGTTGGTTGTTCGCTGCTGCTGATATCGTTCATCGCTGGCTCAAATGCGGTGCGCGTGCTGTCAATGGCGGTCTCGATCATCGTGCGCGTATCGCTTGTGATTTTCTCGACGTCATCTGGCGTCAATACCGCCGTGATAGCCGTATCTTCCAGCACGCCCGCTGCTTCTGCCGCTGCTTCGATTGCAACAACAATGGTAACGACAACGATTAACTCAATGATATCCGCCGTCGTGAGCTGTGGCGGCATCTCAACTGCCGTATCAACACCACCGGTCATGATATCCGTCGGCAGAGTCTGAACCGCCGTCAGCGCAGTTTGCGTATTTGACCAGTCGGACATCACAACCGCTGGCGATGCTGTATACGCTGTTGCTGCTGCCGCTTGTTCCGTCGCCGCATTCTCCCCACTGTAGTTACCCACGTAAGATGAATGCAGACTGGATTTTGACGCCCCGGTTTTCAGCGACAGCGCAGACTGCAAATCACTCAGGAACGCGCCGGGGTAATTCAGAAAATCAGTCGTGCCGCCAACAAAGCCAGAAATGTCACTGCGGAACACCGCAATCATGTTTAACGCGCTGTTCGTCAGCCCTTTAACTTTGTTCATCATCGTTTTTGCGGTTCGAAGCGGCTTTGTCGCGTTTTCCATCAGTGAGTTCGTGCTGTCGATCAGCGATTGCGAACGATTGAACAGCTCGTCAGATTTGGATTGCGGGTAATCCGTCACAAAGAATGGGTTACCGGGTTTTGACTGCACGAACTGCACATCAACAGTGCAGTAATCGATACTGTCTGCGTCATGCTCTGCGCTCCAGTCTGCGACTTGCATTGTCGGCATCGAGCCAAACACCGGGTGTATCAGTTCCGCAGCCCCGCGCTTGCGCAGTGCGTCGAGAAACGTCTGTAGACGGCTTTCGTAGTCATCACCAAAAAATACTGCACGCAGGCTGACTGAATGCGACTTTGCGCCCATATCGCGCACGTCTGCGCCGTCAATGTACGGGTATTCATCCTGCGCAATGTCGCGCTGTTCGCCGTCTTTGACGTTCACGACATCGAACCGGATACCGCGAAACTTCGCGTCTTGTAGATTATCAGCCCAAGCCATCAGTAATTGCCTCCGACCGAGCCACGCACCGCCTGCTGGCCGTTGTACTCGTTCACGGCCTCCGCCAGCACACGACCGTCAACTTCCAGCCTGGTAACGTGCGTTATTGGCTGCGGCGGCGCAGGGGTGGCAACCGGCGGCTGGGGGATTTGCATCAGATACGACGGCGTGACACCGCCCGTACCCTGGCCGATTGTTGAGGGTTTACTCCACCAACTTCCGCTTTCGTCGCCGCCTTTATCAGCCAGGTATTTTTGAATCCATTCCTCGTTTTCTTTCGCATACCCACGCCCCACCTGATACCACGGCTGATAGCGCTTACGCGCCGCATCAATCGTATCCTGTCCGTATTTATTTTTTAGCTCGTCCCACTTGGCCGGGCCATTTTGTAGCTCTTCATCTTCAGCGGGCGTCGTCATTGTGGCGATTGACGTAGCAGCCAGTGGCACTGATGCCGCGCTGCCAAACAGCCCCATTTTTTGCAGGAAACCAGGAAGACGCGCGCCGCCCGGAACTGACGGCGGAACCGGCGGTGTAGGAACCCCTTTTGCCGCTTTTGACAAGAACTGTAACGTACCGAACGCCAGGGCCGCCGCAGTCATCGCCTTAATCCCTGTGGTTGCCCCAGCCACAGCAGTTGTCAGAGCGGGATATTCGCTAGCGTATTTTGTTAGTTTTGTAATCAGGTCTGCATACCCATCTGCGACAGGCTTCATTGCATCCTGTTCAGAGAATATTTTTTCTGATTCAAATTGCTGCGACTTATAGTCAGGTGTTGAGGACACCACCTCAAATGATGCAGCCCCCGCACCATCTGCATCCTTCGTCCCTGCGATTTGCTCTTTGATGAAGTCTCTTTTTAGAATACTGGTTTTGAGTGCCATCCCCGCCTGCTGGTCAGCAACAATCTTTGATGTAATAGACGAAACGACGACATCTAGCGCCGCTAAAATATCCTTTTCTTTATCAGTACCTTTATATTTTTTCGCCTCGGCTCGCAGGTGCTGAACGCGCTTATCGCCAGACGCGATCCCATCAATGGCCTCTGTAAACGCATCTGATGCACTCACCCCCTGCAATCGTTTTTGAGCCATGTAATCTGTATAACCCAATGGCTTGCCACCTTTAATTCGGAACTTGTAGTTTTTGAGTGCGTTTTGGGTATCCGAACTGGTGTATTTATCCAGCAGGTTGTTAACATTGGTTGATGCTTCGCCATTCTCTCCCGCCGTTTCAGCATTAGCCTGTAGCATCGCCAGCAACTTATCCAGGTCATTCAGCCCTGACATGCCTACGGCGTTCGCCTTAGACATTGTTTTCGGCAGGGAACCCGCCATGTCCGACAGTTCATACTTCCCGTTCTCACCCGAGCGGATCACCTTGTCATACACTTTGGGGAGGTCTTCCAGTTTTATGCCGAAATTTTTTATCGCACCGATACCAATTTTGGCCAATTCCTCTGGGTTAGCTCCTGACGCAGTTGCATTCTTGGTAATATCAGGCAGCATCTTTATTGCGACATCATCATCCAGCCCACCCGCAAACAACGTATTCAACGTTGATTGCGCCGATTCCGGTGTTCCACCGCCATACCGCACGGCCTCTCTGATTGCATTGTTAATAACAGGGATTTTCTGGATTCGTTCTTCTGGAGAGAGCTTGTTATACGCAGTATTCGCAATCTCAGCATTACGGCGGTTAAACGCCATCTGTCGCTTAACCGGGTCTTTAATCACCGCCACAGCCGTTGCGACACCACCCGCCACCGCCATTGCATTCGACCCGGCATTACGCAGTCGTTCGAACTTACCCATCGCACTGGCCGTGCCGTTCAGCTCCGTGCGCAATCGAGTTAGTTGCTCAGTCATCGCTGCAAATGCCCGTCGTTGATCATTCGCTGACAACATGCCGCTGCGTGTCAGGCGGTTGTAAGCCGCCATCGTCTGCTGTATCTCGCGCTGTATCTGCCGTTCTGAACGAATGCCAAGCGTTTCCCTTGCGTTTGCTGCACGCTGAAACTCAGACACCAGGGCGCGCGACGCCTGAATACCTGTGCTGCTTGCTTTCTGTTGCGTGGTAGCCAGTTCCGTTGATGCCCGTTCAGCATTTTTCGTCGCTGTTACCGCGTCGGCCATCGCTTTTCTCAGCACCTGAGAGCCAGTGTCTTTCGCGGTCAGCGTTAACGCCAGTTGCAGATTGCGCGCCATTTATTTGCCTCTTTTGTTGCGTTTCTTTCTCATCGACTTAATAACGCGTGTGTTGCTACCTGACTGCTGCTTATCGGCGGCAGGTTTGCCGCCGTTCAGAACGGCCAGTGCGTTGAGATACCCGTCCAGTTCCGGGCGGGTCATAGCAGCTATTCGGGTTTCGGTGATGCCGTATCTGCCGAGGGCGAGGACTGCTGCTCGGTATCCGGCAAGCTGGGATTCTCGCGCATCCGCTTTTTTTTGATGTTTTCAATCTCCGCGTCAATCACATCGAAATCATCGTCAGACAGCTGCTCAAGCAGCAGTTCCGGCGTGATTTTTTCAGCATCGACACCCGCCAGGGTCAGCACGCTGGATGTGACTGCGACGCGGTAGAACAGCGACGCGGCCGGGCCGATTGTCGTACCGCGCGCATCATGCGTCACGGCCAGCGCATCAACAGTGTCGCCGATAACGGGCAGTCGGGCGCTGAACTCAAAATACAGCTTGCCGTCAATCTCAATTCCGTGCAGTAACTGAGCCATTTATTCCTCCACGACACGCAGACATTGAAACGTAATATCGCGCTTCGCTTCGTTGTCCGTTGAGTACTGCGCGCCGACGTCCGTGGTGAAACAGTCCATGTACGTCACGCGCTTGCCGCCTCGGCCTGACAAGGGGTATTGCGTGATTTTCACGCCCTCCATGCCATCCCAGTCCAGGTCACCGTCCAACGGAATCACCACCGTTGCTGCCAGTTGATATTCAGCGATACCCCGTGCGAACCCTTTCGCGCGCCCGGTTTTGTTCATGGTTTTGACCAGCTTGCGGCCTGTCTTCGATGTGACTTTCAGGTCGGTACATTCCAGTTCACGGCTGTCAATCTCCAGAACGATTGACCCGACGTATTCCTCAATAGCCATTGTTTTTCTCCGTCAGTTACAGCAACAGGTCGATGCGGCCCGCAAACACGTGCAAGCCATTGACCACGTCACACGGGATTGCAGCATTCAGGCGGTTAACATCCTGAGAGTCGCGCTCGACGAGCAGCGCAGCCTTATTCGCCTCAACCTCCTCGACAATTTCAAGCTCTTCAAGTTTCAGAAGAACATCAAGCAGTTCGCTGCGAACCTTTGCATTCGTGCGCGAACTTAATTTGTCGCGTGGAAAACGCAGTGCAATGCGACTGCGGCAGGCTTTTCGGACATAGTCGAGTGTGCGGATAGTAGTGATATCCAGCAGCGAGACATCATCAACCCCGGATGCGTTTTTGGTGTACGTGCTGATAGCACGCACAATCTGCACCTTATCGCCCGCGCCAATTTCAAATGGCGTCAGGCCGTTGTATAAGGCTTTTTCCTGCTCGGTTCTCAGCGTCCGGGACTCGATTGCAGTCACATCCAGTGCCGCCATGGCAAGCGTATTCAACGGCCGCGCCGGGTCTTCCTCGCTCGCAATCATTGCTGCATACGACGCTGCAATCTCACCGACGGTACAGACGGAATCACGATGCCAGCCAACCGTTATCCGCCCGCTGTTGATGCTCGCCGTCAGCGTTGTGCCTGTAGACAATGATTTTTTCCAGCCAGAAACACCGATTGCACCACGCTGCTCCAATGGCCCTGACACATGATCCAGGTGCGAGCGCAACACCGTCAGCGCGTCGGCAGTCGCATACGGACAGACAATGATGTTGTGACCCGCCGCGATTACAGCAGCGAGCGCCGCAGCGATATCAGGGTCGATCTCCCCGCCGGACATGACTGTTGTGGCAACAGTGACACCCGATGCCGTAGTCGACGCACGCAGCGTAATCTCGTTTCCGGCCGCCCCTTTATTCTTCGCCGTGAGCGTAATGACGCCATTGCTCGCCGACGCTGTAACGGGTAGTGCAGTTTCCTGAGAGAGCGCCGTCACCATCGCTGCTGCAATATCCGTCGCCGTATCCGACGTCGAGACTGCAACATTAATGCGCGTCGTACCCACCCACACACTGACCGTTCCACTGCCTGCGGCGGGGCCAGTAATCGTTACCGTGCCACGTGCTGCCTGCGCACCATCATCATCGCTGATACCAACAACCTGGAGTTGCAGATAGCTGTAACTTGTCAGCGCGCTCGTCACCATTACGTGCGCCATTGAGCCGTAACCGAAATACTCAGCGGCTTCGTCTGACGAAAAGATATCCTGCGTGGTCAGCGGGGTAGCGCGGCCGGACGGCAACATCTGCGCCAGCATCAGTACGGTCTGTGTGTTACCGGGCAGGGTTCTCACAGCCAGACTGGTGTTGAATTCAAAATATTGCCCCGGCTTGCGCGTACTGCCGGGTATTTGATCAAACGAGATATTAGGACTGGCCATCGCTCACCTCCGTTTTTGTTTTCGTCCCGACACTGGAACTGGATACCTTACCTGGCGCGACGATCAGCAAGTCACCGGCTGAAATCTGGCGCAGGTAATACGCCGACGTGCTCTCTACCTGCACCTCCGTATCATCGGTGATGTAACGCCTGGCATTTTCTTCACGCGGCACGCGCACGCCAGGTGCCGCTTTAACTGTTATCTGTGACATGAATGATGTCCTCTGCATCGGGTGATAACGGGGTCTGTGGAATGTCGTAGCTGAAGTGCGTCCGCAGCCAGTCCGGGTCGTCTTCGCTAGACTGTCCTGCGTAGCCGTTGAAAACGCTGTCAGGGTGGAAGGGAGCCACACGAGAAAGCGGCCACTTGCCGTTTTCCAGCGCCTCTTCCATCCATGCCGTGTCGAATTCACACGCAAAAACCGAAAGCGCGTTGTCCTTCAGGCTCGCGTTAAACAGCGTCCGCACGCGCCCAGGCATCAGCGCCTGGATACGCAGACCGGCATCGGCCATATCCTGCCCTGACAGCAGGCGGCGAACGGCCGTCACCATCCGGTAGGTGCCGACCTCGTCAAGACGCGCACCACCGTGGCGTGACGCTTCTTCACTGCGCACGCTGCGTTCACCGACAATCACTACGAAACGGCCGTGTGTTTTGTATTTACGCTTCCCGATGTTCGCGTTTTCAGTCTTCTGTATACCGCCGAACGTGACCCAGCAGGCTGGCATCGCGCGGGTGATTTCAGCCGGTTCGCCGTCCAGCTCGCCGCCGTAAGAGCACACTGTCGGCGCAATCCGCCCGAGCCCGCGCCTGAGTCGGTCAATAATTGCCAGCTCAATGTCTTTGATGGTGTTCAAAATGCACCCCCACCCGTTGAATCCCGACCGAAACAACGCCCGGCCGACGTGAATGTCGTGCTGGTTCCTGACGGCTGAACCACGTCGCCCGACGGCAGACGACCGAGCGTGATTCGCCCATCCGCGACGCGCTCCAGGTAACGAATCGCATCGTTGTAACGCTCCCGGATTTCATCGGTCATCTGGCCCGAACCACACAGCAGATAGCGTGCGATATCACAGCAGCGACCGACCAGGATGCGCGGTGTGTCATTCCACGGCACCGGGTAACGACCAGCGAGATAGCTGTCGATTTCTGCGCTGGCGCGTGTCAGCGCGCCAGTCAGTACCTCATCGTCAATTTCACCAGCGAAATCCCGATCAGTGAGCGAAACACACTCACGCTCACCGAACGCAAGCACAATGTCATCGCGGGTCGCGTACATTATTTCTTCGCCCTGCTGTCATCTGTTGCCGTTGCCGCTGCGGCTAACTGAGCCTGGAGCGCATCACGCTCAGTCGTCAGCGCAGCAACAGCGTCCTGCGCTGCCGTCAACTGTGCTTCGCGTTCCTGCATCGTCTTTTCAAGTTCAGCAATGCGCGCCTGAGCGGCGGACAGCGCCGCGCTATCACTGGCGGTTTCTTGCTCGTCACTGACACGCACGACGATCAACTGCGGCTCGGCCTCCAGCGTCGCCAGCTCTGCGGCAGTGAAATGGTCATCGTGATAAGTACAGGCCGTCGCGCTGTGCGCCATGCCGCAACGGCGGAACCCATGAACACGAGCGGTGATTTGGATTGGCATTATGCGTCTACTCCAGTTGAGCCGTAGGCCATCTGCCAGAATGCGTAACCGCCGTTTGCGCGGGCCTCTGCACCAAAACGGAACTTCTTACGCATAAAGACATTGTCGTTGTTGTAGTCAGTCTGTTCGACGAAATCCGGCTTTTTGCGCTCCTGGTAAATTATGGGTTTCACCGGCTTGCTGATATCGAACAGGAACCACTCGGTATCAGTTTTCAGCTCGGGAACGACCAGCACCTCCGCCGTGCTTTTGTACGGGTTTGGCGTGTTATCCGGGAAGCGGTCGGCGGTCATCAGGTAGTTGGCTTCATCCTCAAGCGCGGGAGGCACAACCAGCAGACCGGGCAGGATTTTGAGCGACGCACCTTCTTCATCTTTCATGCTGCGCAGGGCTTTACGTGCTGCACCATAACTGGCCTGCGCGGCGGCAAGACTGGCCGTGGACAGCTTTTTCGTGCCTTTGTTCGACACAGACTTTCCTTTGACGGGATGGTCAGTATCAAAGAACGGCTGGCCGTCATAACACAGGTTGGTAAAACCATCGCTGACCAGCGCAAACACGATATCGGCAGGCAGCTCTGCGGCAGACTGGCCCGCCGATTGCGCCTGGATGGCGTAGCCCATCAGTTGATCGTCATCGATATCATTGCGATCAACCTCGACGGTGGCTTCCCAGTCCTTGTTACGGATTGTGTAATTAAACGCGGCCAGCGATTTAATGGCCTTGTCGCCCACCCATTCACGCATTTTGGGAAAGCGCGACAACCAGGAATAATCGTTTTCCTTACCCGTTGATGGCACGACCATTGCTACCTTTGTCCAGTCAGAAGGCGTTTGGGTAAACGCCTTCTGAAAGGTCATCTTCAGGTTGACAAAAATCTGTTTGACGTTCTTTACATTCACTAACACGACATTTCTCCTTAAATCAGAACCCAGACGCCGTCGCTGCCAACAGCCTGAACCTTCCCAGCAACCGGGCGGGCATCGTTATTGCTGGTCCTGGCGATGGTCTGGCTGTCTACGACATAACAATCTTTGCCGACGTCAGCCTGTGTCACTGCGTCTGCGCCGTGATTGGCAAACTGCCATGCCCGGCCACGTCGTAGCAGCGCATCCACGCTGCCATTGGCACCCGTGCGGTTATCTACCCAGCAGTCACTGACGCCAAGGGTGATTTGTGCCGCCGTGGCTGTCGCGGGAACGGCATACCCGCCCGCATTGGCGGCGATGATATGCCCGCCAAAAATCTCCGTTGCCGCCGCGACAGGAACGGGGAACAGCAGCCCGTCGCGCTGAGGAGTATTGCGATCACTCATTGCTTTCTCCTTTTATGAACCTGGTGACGTCAGCCGGATCAACACCCATCATGGTGCAGATGCCGATATCCACTTCTTCGTCCGGGCTGGTGTCGGTCTTGGGGTTAACGCCAGCGGGCGGTTGCCCGCCGGTTTGAGTCGTGGTCAATGCAGCAATTTTTGGCGCTTTCTCAAGAAAGGTTTTCAAACTGTCCGGTGACGACACGGCCAGAGATTCCGCCCACGCTTTTTGCGCAGGCAGCAGACGGCCATCAGACAGCGCAGCCGTAATCAGCTCCGTGCATTGCTTCTGCGCCAGCGCGGCGACGTTGTTGTTTGCCGTCGCCAGTGCTTCTGCAACAGACTGCTGCATCACCTCAACCGACACCCATTTGGCCGGGTCAGGGTTTGCGACCTGTGCGGTCAGCGCTGCGAGAGATGCTGCATCAGCGGTCAGTCTTTCAATCAGATTGAGTGGGGTGGCAGACAGCGTCTGAAAGGAGGCCGCTGCCGTTCCGGCTGGCGCGGCGGCCAGTTGATCAATGAGTTTGTTTAACTCGGCGGTAATGTCTTCTGCCGTTGCTGTGATTGGCAAATTCAGCATCCAGCGCAGACGCTCCAATAGTTCGTCCATAGAGTCCTCGTTTGTGGTTGTTGCAGCCATTAACAACGAGGTGGCTGCCAAAATGACGGCCTCCATGTCATCAAGGGCCGGGGTGTTAGTCAGCGCGGCGTGCAGCAGTTGCCGCACACGACCTGACTTGTCATATGAGAAGACGGGGGATATATAGCGGTATTCATCAGCATCAATCATTGCTGCTGCGGTTTTCGTCCACTGCACATCGACAGCAAACAATCCCTCACCATCACGCCATTCAAGCGTGTGGAACCACGCAGCAGCCGGGGCGGGCTGACCGTTTTTTGCTGCATTCAGCGTTTGATGCTCATAGTCCAGCACAAACGGCGTTTTGGATGCCGCTGCCGCTGCGATCAACACCTGGGCAATTTCGGCGTTCATTAGCCAGCAATCGCATTCAGCCGGGCGACCATCACGGGCGCGGAACTCGCCAGCGGGGAACAACTGAATAGTGCCCAACGAGGCTTTATTGATTTCTACCGCCAGGGCGGCAATGAGCGGTTTCTTTTTCATGCTGAGAAGGTAAGTCAGCCTGAAAACAGAAATAATGTGACGGGGTTCAGTGGGTGATAATGCGGGGCGGGGTCGTTAATGCGGTCATGATAACGGATGCAACCGTTTTTAAAACCCGTTTAAAAACGATTTTACGCCACTGTAGCACTCGCGATGCTGTGATGGTGTGGATTCAACGCGATAACAGCGCACAGACGCATTCAGCGCTATGCATCAATGACACGTTGCAAATAGGTTTGCCCAGTCGTTTCCATTCGCTCGACATCTGGCTCGGTGAGGTGCAGGAACGGCCGCGCCGGAATCTTGATTTTGTATTCACCGATGGTGTTCCACTGCGAAAAATTGGATTTGGATTTTTTGACAAACCGATTACCGACGCTGCCGTCTTTGTGCTGCCTGTAGTAGGCCTGCTGGCTGCGGGCGGGGATATTGATTGTCCCGCCCTCCTGATGAATCCGCGCATAGACAACGTTTGTGCCGACAGTCGCGGTGTCATTGTCTGAATATTCATTGATGCTAGTAGCCAGGCGACCGGATTTCTGCAAAATTTTCCCGCCCTGGCGCTGTTGGGCATAACGCGGACTCCATCCCGCCCAGGCAGGCCGACCCTGCGATGCGAAATTCTCTTCGACCGCGTCATGCATCGCCGCCGCCAGCTCACGCATCAACGGCTCGCGGTGTTCCAGACGCTGTATCAGCTCGCCTAAACCACGTTCAAAATCTGTAATGTTGTATTTGATCTCGTAACTACTCATAACCGCGCTCTCGTTGTATACTTATTACACGATGTGGCTGGCAGTAGTTTCCTACATCGGTAAAGGTTGTCGCTGTACATAGCGACATGATCCGGTTCGAATCCGGCGCTGCCAGCCACGTTACTCCAGCGATCCAAACAACACCTCATAGGCTCCCGGATTATCAAACGCTTTTGCCGGTAACACTTTCCCCGTGCGTATCAGATGCGTCGTTATCCGTTCTGGTTTACCTCCGCCCGCCGGGCGCGCCTTTATCACCCGGTCGATAAATACCACCAGTTTTCCCGCAGACTGCGGCAGGTCGATAACATAAGTCAGCGCAGCGTCGGCTTTCTGTTTGTCATAAAGAATCGCTTTCGGCTTATAGATAAATTCAGGCAAATGCCGCCACAGTTCTTCGGGCAATGGTGCATCTTTGCTGTCACGGACTGCGTGCAACAGGTTCTCGTCTGTCAGCGTAATAACGGCTGACTCAACCGCTGCGCCTTTCTCTGCCAGCCTGTCAATCACAGCAGGGGGCAGCGCGCCGACGTGGCGCAACTGGCCGCGAGACTGTTTGTTAAGCAGTGTGTTACTCACGAACTCGCTAACGTCGTTTGAAACCGCCGTTAACAGCGGTTTATTGCTCAGTGTCTCTTGTACCGCAAGGGCTGCAAGGTGGGGATCAGCGGTCGCTGAACGCTCAAGCAAGCGCTGACCTAGGGCAGCAAGATAACCTTGTCCGGGGTTGTGACCAAACCCCGCATCAGGCGTGTACAGCTCACCATTCAAACGGATGGCCGGGACTTTTCTGGAGTCATTCGGCCCCCAGGCCTGTTCAACTTCGACAATCTCACTGTGCTGAATAGTGATGTTGCGTGTATCAACATCCGACTGAGACAGCGCACGAACGCGGCAACGGCAATGATAGCCGTCTGGCGGGTACATAAACCGCCAAACCGGATCATCGGCCCGCGCCGTGTAGCCATTAAGCGCCGCATGTTTTGGGCGCGTATGCGTATCCATGACAGCCACGCGCTGAAAATACGGGCGAAACGCGACGTTCGCCATCTGCTCTTCATAGCGCCCGGCGTTATACGCAGCCTGCATGTTAGTTTCAAAAATGGTCTTGAGGCGTCGCGGCGTCAGCTTCTTGCCTTCCAGCACGCCGTCTTCATCGGCTTTCAGCCCCGTGCCCAGCCAGCCCTTTCGCTCCAGAACGGGGAGTAACTGCTGGTCAAACTGGCGCTGGGTGCCACCGTCATCCAGCCGCTTTTTAAAGGCCGAATTGATATCGGTCAGGATATCCTGCTTGAGTATCCCCGCGACGGTGAATGAGGTGGCATGGGCTCGGGCCTCAACGTCATGCCAGTTAAAACCAATGACGTACCCCTTCGACTCAAAATAACGGATCGCTTCCTCGGGTTTCAGGCCAATGGCATACGCAAGATTAACGTCGCCGGAGTTAGCTGTCGGCATTCAGTCGCCCCCAAACATCAGCAACAAACAGTGCCTGAGCTAACAGTTGTTGCAACTGCGCATCATCAAGCGCTGGATAGCTCGCCGCGATAATGTCCAGTGCATCATCCGGCGTCTGTCCCTGCTGTAGCGCGGCTACAAGCGGCGCTATCAGCGCGTGCATTGCGTCGTTAATCGCTTCCGGCGTTGAGCGGGCGTTATCCAGCGCCACTTGTGCCGGGTCGCTGATATCATCCACGGCCGTTGTGCTAAGTGCGGCGAATGACCGGTACGGCGACGGGCGAGACGATAGCGCTGTAGTCGGAGTGGGCGTAGCGGGCATCAGCGTGGGTTCACCATCTTTCGGCACAGGGATACCGACTTTTTGATGTATCCAACTGAGGGGGATGGTTTCCATACCTGCATCAACCAGCGTTTTAATGCCCGCCGAGAATGTGCTGATATCTGCAATGTCGCGAGTATCAAACACAAAGCGGGGCTGACGCCGCCGCGAGACGGCATAGCCATTGATCGCCAGCAGCATCGATATCACATTGCTAAAGAAGCCCTCTAACTGCCGGGCATCAGCCACCAGGATATCGTGTCGGACTTCGTTATGGACGTTGCCGAGTGCATTTGTTGCTGTTTTGCCGTCAGCCTGACTTGTCAGCGTGCCGCCCAGTATCACTTTCGAGGCCGTGCGTTCGCACCAGTCGATCATCGACATAAACGTCGCGGCCTGGCCGTCCGCCGCCGATTCGAACCTGATGTTTGTCCCTTCGGGGATAATACCGGCCGCATCGTGACCGAGAGTCACAAGAGCGTGCAGCAGCCTGTTTTTCTCCTCCTCAGTCGCACTTGCCATGTACGTGCCGATTCTGGGCGGCAGTCCGTAAATCTCCAGGAACTCGGCAAAATCACGCAAACTGAAATTCTTGAAAAGGTACGGCCAGACAAGCACGCGATACAGCCCAGCCTGCGCGATATAGCCGGATTTTGCGTTGTGCGCGTGTACCATCCAGCCGAACGGCCATAGCTCCGCGCCGTTCATTGTGCCGTCGGCCAGCCGCACGGTATCGTCAATTTCGGGGTTAGTGCAAAACCAGCGGTGTGGGCGCAGCACGGTCTTAATGGGCAACCACACATTGCCTTCGTTATCCCACTTTTCTATCTCCTGCGCAGAGAAGCCGTGTCCGATCGCGTCTGCTGCGTTCAATATCAGGTCATGAATGTCCGGGATGCCGTGCATCCACTCCGTCACCATCGCCGCCTGGCTCTTTTCTGCCTCGCTGGCATTCACCGGCGGCTCAATACTCCAGTCCAGCCCCAGCAGCGCATTTTTGCGCTTTGCCATCTCGCTGAAGATATGTCCGTCTTTCTCGATCATGTCCTCGAACAGGTCGGCCTGCGCGGCGATATCACCACGCTCGGCCGCTTCAAGGATGCGCGGCAGGCGGCGAATATCCAGCCCGCGTGAGGGATGCTCCGGCCAGTGCCGTTGAATCTGAGCCGTTCTCGCGGTCTGCGGGCCGTCCAGCACTTCTTTGTTAAACGGGCGACCGAACTGGTCAACTATCTGTGCCACTACCAACCTCCTGATCCAAAGCCATGCCCCACAACACCGGCGCGGTTAAAACCGGTGTCCCGGTCATCAGAATCCGGAGCGTTATTGCGAGGGACGGCAGTAAACGAAAATGCGGCGAACCCGGACACAGCCAGTGCCCACAGCATGTGCAGCGCATCCGGGCCATCGTCATGATCAGCCATAGGAAAATGTCGGAGCTGGTCAATCAGCGTCGCCTGGCCGGGGTGCAGGCGTATCAGCCCATTAGCCATGTGCGGCTGCAAGGACTCTATGCGAAGCAGCTTGTCGCTGTGTGGAGTGACCGCGCGGGCTGGCACAGGGATGCCCGCTGCCGCACTGCGTTTTACCAGCTCGGTGCGCAGGAACTCCTGAAACTGTACGGCCTCAATGGACCATACCAAACAACCGTAAATACGCTGTAATTCGATTACATCAGAAATAATCTTGTCGGGCAGGCGCTTACGGATAGCCGCCTCTACAACATCCAGAATGCCGGTGTGACGGTTAAAGCCGCCGACCAGTAGTGCGGACGGGTCACGACTGGCACCGGCTTTGCCGAGACTGGGGTCACACGCGCCATAGAAGATCCACTCATTAAGCCGGTTTACCCAGAACTGGATACACGTAGCAAATGGCGCATTCTCGCCGGATACCGGGTCGTTTTGATATTCGCTGTCAAACGTACTGTGACCATCACGGGCTCGGATCAGCATCAACTCATAAAGGGGACGTGCAGCCCATGAAACCTCAGAGCCATCCTCCATTTCGGCTCGGTTGTCGCAATAAAACTGCCAGGCTAATTCCTCTCCATTTTCTTCATTGTTGATCAGGATCTCTTCCCATTTATCCCACAGGGACATGTTTATAGGCCACTTTATCAGTGCCTTAAGCCGCTTACGTTTCCATAATGGGTTTTTCAGTGTACGGGAGAGAACAGAATCGTAATGCAGGATTGTGCCAATATAGATAACGTCTAGCTTGCCGCCAGCCTCCCCCAGCGGTAATACCGTTTTTTTGAGCCAGTTATCTAACTTGTCACGCTGCCGAGGATTTTCGACGTTCTCATCGTTTTCAATATCGTCAAGAATGACAAGGTCAGGACGGTACGGGCCATGACGCAAACCACGCAATTTTTTACCAGAACCCGCTACGGTAACTTTGACGTCGTTTCTCGTCAGAATGGTTCCCATCTGCCACACACGGCCACCGCCTGTCACTTCAGGAAAATCCATAATCAAACGGGGGTTGAATTGTAGCTCTGATTTAATTGACTCCAGCATTGGATATGCCTGATCAATACTGTCCATGATAATAACCGGATAGTGTTTAACGCCCCGAATAATGCACCACAAAACAAAGAGCTGACTGACGAGTGTTGACTTAGCTTCACCACGCGGTGCCGCAATAGCGACATTCATTCCCCTGGTATTAGCAACCGTTTCAGGTAGCTGAGTAAAAAGATACTTATGCAATTCACTACGTTCTTTATGCCGAACATAGTGAGGGAAGTAGTTTTCAACAAAGTAGGCATAACCCGATACAGGATGATTAACGCATTCTCGGCGGGAAGCCACTTCATCTGGATGTGGATCAAAGCCAACGCACTCAGCCTCAATAACCTGTCTGAGTGCTGCGGACAACTCTGCCAGTTCTTTAGCGAAATCCTTTGTCGACAACTTTTTTTTACGCGCCATTCAATCCTCGCTTAATGCCGCGTTAATCTCGTTGATATGGTGTTTTACGCCATCGGCCCAGATAAAAATGTCACCGTAACACCCGCGCTCAATACGTGTTATTTGACTCGCCATAACGGCGTTGTCATGGTTTATGCGGATCAATTTGTCAGCCATAGCGCCTCCCAATCTCTTCACCAAAACAGTCAAGGATGCTGACGAACGCTTCCAGGTGTTTAGGGTGTCGCTCACGGATGAACGTTGACAGCAACTGGATAACCTCAAGCGCAACAGACAGCTCGCTTGTTTCAGGCAGAATCTTTTTACTTGCCGACGTCGCCTTATTAAACGCATCCGCCAGGCTTGCAAGTAGCTCGACGCGGGCCTGCGGCGGGATATCTGCCGCGCCGTTGAGCATTTCGAGTGTGGTCTGGTACTGCGTTACCAGCCCCGTCAGCACGGCGCGGCCAATGTCCTCAAGACCACCGCCCGCCATGACATGCGCGGCCCGCAGCTTGTCCCAGTCATCCCCTACGTCTTGCGCGTCTTTTTTCCAGCGCCGTGCTGTGCCGAACGCGACGCCGGATTGCGCAGCGGCTATTTCCAGCGACATCTGCCCGAAAATATAAGCCCGGCGCAGCTTATCTTTGACTTCCTGCGGGTGCGCCATCAGAGCCCCAGCCGCGCTTTGATGAGCAAAATTGCCGTGGTAATCAGCCCACCGGCTACGCCGCCCGCGACACCACCGGCAATTGCACCGCGCCGAACGGCGGCGGACTCGATAGTGTCCATGCGATGCTCAATTCTGGTTAACTGCGCGGAGATATCCGCCAACCCGTCAATCGCCGGGGCCGGGGCCGGGATTTGCAACGCATCCAGGCGTTTCGAGATATTGCTCAGAGCCGCAGAATCAGCAGCCGTTACTGTTGCTACGCGACGCACGCGGCGCTTTTGTCGTGCCTTCATTATTTATCCGCCTTCCTGTCCAGTTTGTTATCAATCCGATCGATAGTGCTCTTCAAATCGCGCAACGTATCCATTACAGACTCGTGATCGCGCCGGGCGTCGTCACGGCGCTGATAGTCCGTTTTGATGCGTTCAACGTCGGCCCGGAGCGATTTCAGCGCATCGCTCAGTCCGCGAACGACCAGGCCAAATAACGCCGATATCAGTGTCATCGCTACACCCAAAACCCATTCCGGGGTCATTTGTCCTTGCCCCCTTTGTAATAGGCGTTCAGTTTTTCCAGTTGCCCGCGCAAGGTCAGGCACCACGCACCGTAATCAGCGGCGTGATTCAAAAGCCCTGCGGGGGAGAGTCCGCGTCCGGGGCGGGCGGCATCGGTGGGATGTACAGCAGTTCCGGAGGCGGCGTCGGACATACCGACTGCGTCGGCGTAGCCAAGGCCGGTACGGTAGAGCCGCAGGCTGTCAGGGCCAATGCCGGTAAAAGCGTTAGAATCATTTTTAACTGCACGGTCGATCCCCTTCTTTAATCGTTGTGTCGTGGTTGTCAGTTGCGTTTTCACGTCCAGCAATTCAACCGCCAGTTCATCCGCCCGGACGCGCTGCGCCGTCGCGTCTGCCTGCGCCTGTTGCAGCGCAGCGACCTGTCTTTCTGCGGCCTGACGTTTTTCCTGTTCGGCGGCCAGCACTTGTGCCGCCAGTTGTTCGTTTTTTAGGGTCAGTTGCTGGTTTTCATCGCGCTGCGATGCTACGCCCGCGTTGCGTCCTGACGTCTCCCCGACGTTGTAGGCAACACCGGCGGCAGCGACGATAAACACCAGCGGCAGCCACGCAACGCGCAAAAACTGGAGAATGGCGGTATTCACTGTTGGCCTCCTGCATTCGTGTCTGTTCCGGTTTGCGTGGTCTGGTCACGTTTGATCGCGTGGTACTTCGACGCTTGCGACTGCGTAACCCAGGCCGCGAGGTAGGCCATAAACAGCCACTCGGTGAGATTGCCGGTGTACGTGCAGAACAGCAGCACGCCGGTCGTCGCAAGAAAAGCCATGAAAACAATGGTGTCAGACGTGGACAAGCGGCCGGATTTCGGATTAGTGACAAGGTCGCTGAGTTTCATGCGGCCCCCAGCGCCCGGAGGGCTTGTTTATACAACGCCTGGCGCTCGGTCAGCCCGGCCATGCCTGCGTTAATACGGCGCGTGATTTTCACGATATCGCCGATATCAGCCAGCGAATTCAGCTTGTTTTCAGACCAGAACCAGCCCGCCGACAACGCCGCGTATTGCGGGGATTCCAGCAGTTCCGGGGAGGTGATCAGGTCAATGCCGAGGGCGCGGCCACAGGCCAGATAGTTATCAAGGCCGGTCAACTGGATAAGGCCACGGCCACGGAATTTCCAGCCATCGTCGGGGGACTTGTTACCGAGGCGACCAGCGTATGCCAGGTTGGCAATGGCCCGCTGCCGTTCTACAGGGAGGCTTCGCTCATCAGCGTGACGCCCCAGCGCCTCACGCTGCGCGACTGTCAATTGCGAAAAAATGGCAAGACCGGTAATGGAATAGTTGAACGACTCGACAATGCGAGTGAAACCACCGGATTCGTGGCCCGTCTGAGCGATGAATGCGGCAATGCGGCGCGGGGTAGTGATATCGAAGTGCTGTAGCGCGGCGGTGATGTGCGGATGCCAGGTTGTTGCACAAGTGGCGCTAACACCGGCGGCGCGCTGGAACTGCTCTACTGTGATTAAAGACATGACACCAGCTTTGTTGTGTGTAAAAAGTGGTGTCAGTGTCTGATTGATGAGGGTTGTTTATAATTTGATGGGGTTCAGTGGGTTACTCAACATCAATGATTTGCAGCTCGCCCGGCTCGCCTGCCTCCTTGTCAACCATGTATTCACCCTTTAATTTTGCATCATTAATTAGTGGCAAGTACTGGTGCACAATACGCCAGACATCTTCATCCTGTTTAAAGTTAAGTTTGCTGCATTCATACCGCTCATTCGTCGGGTCTGAACCGTCAACTTTACCTGGATTTGAAATGAGTAAAATTTTCCGCCATGCACAAGCCTTAACCATATCTTTAGGGATGTAATCCGCACCACCCGGCTTACCTCTCCCCATCCGATAGTTAAAAGCAAGATTTCGCTGGGTCTGATAACCATCCTTGATAGCTTCTGCAATAGCCGATTTTTCATTACCTTCCGGCTTGAAATTGGCTAAAGCAGAAGCGCTAAGAGTAATACATCCCAGGATAATTGCGTTTAGCGTTCCACGTTTCATAGTAATGAGATCCTTCTTAGAAAAGACTTTGCTGCTGATGTGTTACCGGGTTCTTGCTCTCGCGCACCAGTTCCCACGCCAGACGGTCTGAAAATCCATAGTCAGGGCAAAGCCGGGACATCGCCATCGTTATTGATGTTCCGCTCTCTGTCATTTTGTTCAAATCGTGCATAAAACGCTGATTACGCAGCTCACGCAGTGCGGCGGCGCAGCGTGGCAGGTAAACAATATCGCCGCCGAAGGTCTTCGACAACAGCGTCGCGTTTTCAGCGCCGATGGTTTCGCGCAACAGCTCCGCCCTGGCAGCGCCGAGCGCGTGGATGCCCTTGCCGATAGGGAATGTCGTTCCACCGAACCGTTCAATCAACCGAGCGGTAGCAGGGAAGCCGATAAGGTCAGCAATTTGCAGGACAACATCGGGCAGCAGCCCGGCTACGCGCTCCAGTTCCATGATTATTCTCCGTTGGGTTTACGGCGCCGTTTAGCGTCGATAATCAACGCTTGCATGAGTTTTGTTAGCTGCTGTACATCTAACCAGTCCACGTATCTTACGTCAAACATGTGTTGCGCCATAGTCTCCGCATAAGCCCACGGCCGACCCGCATCAGTTAGCAGCGCCTCAACTTTGCTGAGGATGGCTTTTTTACTTGCTGGCACGCTGGGCTTGCGGCCGTGACTTTTTGCGCGGCGCGGGTAGCCTTGCGTGTGCATGTACGCTTTAACAGCTTCGAGTTCCTGCATACTGCATTGCGTAGCGGATGATTTACCGGTTAACCGCGCCAGTACAGCGCGGTACGTTTCATCATCCCATTTTAAGTATGCCTGACCCGCCTTTACTGCACCGATCAGCGCACGGTTCGTCTGTTTGGGGTTGAGTTTAGTCACTCTGCACCACCTGTGTTTATTTGGCTTTCAACTCCAGAAAACACTGCCCGCGACGGAGAGAAATCACAGTAATTATCTGTTTCGACATGCCCGAAAAGAGCCTTACATCTCCGGATATATGCACAATCCCCACATTTTTTACCCACCGGAAGCCTCATTTTGTCCGGGTCTGTCGGGTCATAGTTGAGGTTGGTCATGGGACGCCTCCGCTGGCACCGCCGTCTTGCTTTCGTTGTAACGTTGGATACCCCAGACAATCGCGTAGCAGATCCAGAGATAGTGAAAGCTGTAGGTCATCGTTGAACCCATTCCCTCTGTAATTTCGTACGTGCTCACGCCGTGAGGGAAACAGGCGTCGTTCAGCGCATTGAAAGCATCGTTTTCTGTTCTAAAGCCGTTGCCAGTCAACTCGCTAATCGTCTCTTTGGCCTGTTGTGCGTCGTCCTCGTCTTCACAATTCTCCAGATAGCAGGCCAGCCACTCCTGAAGGCATTTGTCGAACGCGTCAGAATCGAACTCGTAGCAGGGTGGTTCGCATCGACCGTGGCCGGTACCGGATTCGAATTTTTCAGACCAGTAACCGGGGTTGATGCCGCGCCCAATACCATCGTTAAAGAACGCGAACATGTCAGCAATACGACTGAACGTCCAACACCCCATATCACCAGTCACACACAGATAACCGGGCCACGTAACCAGGTCGAACCGGTAGCAGTTAGTGCCAGGCTGGGAAAACTGAATGTGTCGGTACAGGCCATCGTCACGATGGATTGTCATTTCGTGACGACTTATGTTCTCCAATACGCGATCTTTTATCTTGGTATCTTTCATTCTGTCAGCGCCTCCAGCCGCGATTCCACGTCAAGCGTGATTTGCGATGCCAGCCCCAGACGTAACAGCCAATCCGACAACTGGAACAACGCACCGGCGGGTGTCTCAGCACATGGAAAATTCTCAAGCACGATAGTCGGTTGCCAGCGGCCATCACTGGCTTTTGACAGCGTGACATGTTGCTCAAGCATTGTGCTTCCGTTGTTGTGCCTGAGCGTCAGGCAGATGACCGCAGCATCAACGGATGACTCAAAGCGCGTCAGGCGGCATTCGACCGAATGAGTATCCACAACACAACGCGCCCGCTGATCGACAGCGTCGCTCTGCGCACGCAGCGTCGTGATTTCATCGCGGCAATCTGCCAACAGGTTCAGCCACTCGTTACCCAAATCCGGGTTATGACAAATAAAGTCGTCAAGTAAGAACAGGTTGGCACGCACGCGCGCCAGGTTATTTTTATTCATCATGACACCTTCCAGAGTTTTTTATGTTTCTCAACGGCGCGTTTCATTTCGCGCTGAATTGAGGTTTTGTAAACGCGGGAACCGCGCGCGTCGAAATACTCAAAGCGGGATTTGCCCGGTAATGCAGGGCGCTCATTGACGCGAGAGCCATCGCTCAGCGAATAGACGCGGCGTGCGCCGTTATCCTGATATTGGCAACTGCTGACGATTGGCATTAGCTATCCCTCCCGGCACACGCGCTGCACAGGTCGTCCTCAACCCAGTGACAACCGGGCTGGCACGCTTCATACCAGGTACAACCACACTGGCGGCACATCTGAGACGGGTCGGGGCTGATGCGATACACGCCGGGTTTTGTGTACGACACCGGGTGCAGTGCGGTGATAATCAGCCGCTGTTTTGTGCCGAAAATCTTTGCGCCCAGGTTTTTCACTGCAACATCCGGGTTGTATGTGCATGACGCGGTTTTGCCGCTGTTGCGGGCGATATATGTGCCGCTGCTATAGCGGACAGAGACATCAAGATGGGAGATAGACATTATTCAGCCCTCCCAATTCTTGCGAGTGATGCCGCCCCAGCCCCATTGACTGCGCGGTGCAGGTTAGCGTTCTTGCCCGCGATGTAACCAGCAGTACGGGCGTCATCAGCTCCCCGGACGGTCTTCGCGTCTCTCGGTTCTCCCGTCGTTACACCAATGTCCTGCTGTAACTTGCGGTGATATGCCTCAATTAATGTCGCTTCAGCATCAGAGACAACGAACTCATCAATAACCTGCCAGACACCCGCAACCCACCCCTCACAGAAAGTGTCTGCGCGGGCGATTTTGGTACTGGGTTTAATGCTCTTGCGCAAACCTGCTGAGAATTCGCGCCGGGCTTTCATCATCTGGCGTGATAAAACATCAAAAGCGTAAGCGGCAATTAGCGGGCGCTCATTGGGGCCGTAGAAGATAACGGTATCTTTATTGCCCTGCTTAAATAGGAGGTAACTCTGCACGCCGAACGCATCAGAAATGATCTGCATTAATCCAGCCATATATACAGGCGTTTTTCTCGCGTGTGACGGGACAGTTTTGCTGCCCGCTTCGTTAATCGCCATCAACTCAACATCGCTTTCAGTCAGGCCATGCTGACGCATTAGTGCCTGCGCCTGGCTCATTGCATTAGCCGCTTCATTGGCATTGGTTGTGCGCTTTGCCAGATTCAGCAGTTTTTTAATTTTATTGAGATATTTTTCATTACTCATAATCAGCAAACTCCAGATTTAGGCGTAAGCCAGCCCCGGCGGGTTTACGCCATTTTTAAAGATGTTTTAATTTCGGTTTAAATTACTGCGCTGATTTCAACGTATCGATTTTGACGAAATACGGCTCAAGATTAATTTCGACAATTGACCCACAATTAAAATCACGGGCGACATCAGCCGTTTTTACTATCTTCCCACCACGCAATATCGGGTTCGGGCAATACATAAAGGAATGCCCGACGGCATATTTTTTATTGAACTCATCTGCACCCATATCACACCCCGGCAATATCAAGCGGTATTGGACGGTACTGGTCAGAGTCGCCAATTCGTTCATAGACGCGAATGTAAGAACGGCTACCAACGACTTGAACAGCCTCGCCAATGGCGTCCATCGCCCGCTGCCAGCGTTCATCCGAGATATCTAAACGACGCAGAGCCAGCACGGCACCGGTATTAACCTCGCCCTCTTTCTCGGTCTGAAATGCGCGGTTGATAATCGCGTGGATCTCCGGGCGTGCGCCTTCCACCCAATCTGAAAGGCATTCATCAATCAACGCTTTAGCTGCCTGTAGGCGCTCGTCAAATGCGATGCGGTCTTGCATTGCGCGCTGAATCTTGTAGCGCCCGTCATAGCTGTACAGCGTAACGTTGCCTTTCTTACCGCCGAGATTGACGCCGTACTCACCCCCGGAAAGAGCCACAAACGCGGCGATATCTGCAAACCCGGTCATCTTAAATTCAGTCAGTGCTGCGTTCACTGCCAGCGCGCGGCCAACAAGCTCCGCAACCAGTTCATCACGGGCCACGTCGATAGGCTTAATCAGATGTTCCGGCGTCAACACCCCTTTAGCGTCAACCCAGTAGCCGGGCGCTGCTGTTTTCTCGGTGAATTGTTTAGTGGACATGCTTTTTCTCCTTTTTGACTTTTTCAATTGCGTTACGGACTTTCTCGTTAACGTGACCCGCAAGACCGGCACCAACAGCAACGGCGATGACCTGAGCCATACTGCTGTCGCCCTTTTCAGGCTCGACCTTGCATTCAACAGCAAACCCTTTCACTTCCTGGGTGATGCTAATTACCACTTTAGCCATATCGGTTTATCTCCAGATAATGTGCGCACCGCGCCAAACGACCATTTTTACGATGCCTTTTACACCGTGCTTTGTTTCTGTTATTTCGACCGCCTTCGGCTCCCATGCCGCAAAAGGACGATCGACTTCAATAACCGGACGACGGAATTTATCGTGATAATCCACGACATTAATTCCGGCCCGCAGCAGTCGATTAATGGGTTTCATTAACTCAGGGTTATTAATTGGCAAATTGCACATAGCAAATACCTCGTTAATTAATCATTTTTGAGCCAGGGCGACCGCGCAATAAGCGTGCGCAGCGGTAAGCCCGCCGAAACTCTGAGGGGGTGGTGAAGGGCAACACCATCATTTCCTCATCATGCATATCAATGTCCCAGTCCCCACAAGCCGGGTTGCTGTCAAAATGGCGGCTATAAAAATCCACAACCAGCGTTCCCGGCTTCGTAGAGTGGATATAAAGCGATATTTCCCCGGTTGAAATCCCTCGCTCCGCCATTCGTTGCAAAAAGACAGACTCGCGCTTAATGCTCATAAGCACCTCAATTAATCAGCATTTCGGCAAATTTGCGCACCGCGCTGGCACTGACGGCATTACCGCTCAATGCGCTGTGACGGCTGACGCCGCGCACCAGCTTGAATAACCGGCGCGCATTACCCCGGCACGCGGAATACAACGCAGTGCCAACGTCCGGGCTTTCGGCATCCGGCAGCATACTGACGGCGATAGTGCTGATGTCTTCTTCGGGCAGCACGTCCCCCAGGAACAGCGCCAGACCGACGCGGGAATAAAGCTGCTTATACTCGCCACGTTTGCCCTTGAGGTTGATGATCAGCCGTGGCATTCCCGCCAGCACAATGCCGACGCCGCTTTTGTCATGGATGCGGCGCAGGGTTTCCAGTGCCCGGTAAGGCAGGTTCTCTGCTTCATCGACAAGAATCAGGCGGCCGGAGCCGTGCAGCGCGGCGATGCAGGCGTCGCTCAGGTCATGCATATTGCCGCTTTTGCTCAACCCCAGCCGGGTGCAAAGCTCCTCGAGCACAACGCGGGCGGTGTAGCCAGGGTCAGCTTCAATCAGGATTGCATCGCTGTAGCGCGCCCCGTATTCGCGCAGCATCATGGTTTTGCCGAGGCCCGCATCGCCGTATACGACATTGATTTCGCCATCCAGATGCGCCATGCGGATCACTTCCATCCCACGTGCAGACGTGACTGTCTCGACATAACGCGGCGTAATGCGCTGACCTTTCTCTTTTTCGCGCTCGCGCACAATCAGATTGCCGACCAGTTCATCAATACCGCTCACGTCACCGGTATATTTGTTTTGCAGGTACTGGCTGACGACGGCCGGTGACTTACCGATGGCCCGCGCAACCTGGGTTTGCGACCAGCCTTTGCGGGCAATCAGGTCAGCTAATTCATTACATAAGTTCATGACTCACCTCATTAGTTACTGGTGGTTGCCAGCGTGTTTTTTTCTGAAATAGGCATCGCGGTCAGCCTGGAGGAAGAAAATCGGCTCTTCTTCGGGTTGTTCCGCAGGGATAAAACCGCTCAAATCAAAGGACTGGCCGGGCAACGCCGGGTTGAGTTCAGCGTTGATCTCATCGGCCTTCTTGTTAACCAGCGCCATGCGGCGGGCGTGGCGGTCTTTGCGAACTTTCTCTATGTAATCAACCGGGAACGCGGCGCGTGTGTTGCCGTTGACGATGGCAGTGCAGACAAATGAGCCATCCAGTCGGCGAACGGTGACGCTTGACGCGTCGTGGATATCGAACGCGACTAAAACGTCTTTGCCATCAACCTGAACCAGCTCTTCTGCAAAATACTGATTGTTGAAAATGGACAACCAGCCACGCTGTGCAGTGCGCTTGACCTGTGGCCGGAACATTTCACGCAGTTCGGCCTCGGACAGCCGGTCAATCTCAGCCGACGTCAGCAGTTCTGCGCGATACTCAGCGGGGGTGTAATGCTCGCCGTCGGCACGGCGCGGTAATTCACTGTGCCGGTGGCGTGTGTTGTAGGCGTTGATTTCCGCTTCGATTTCATCAATCAATTGATTCCATGTCGGTAATTTTGCAATGGCTGATTTCTGCACCGGATTCAACGCTTTGTTCTGATTGATAGCATTAACAGCCGAGTCAATCGCGCGACTGGTAATGCGCACAGTTTCTTTGTCCGCTGTTCTGCCGTTGTATGTCGCAAATGTACGGGCGATACGTGCGGGTATTTCCCGGTTCAGACGTTCAATGATGCCGCGCGCCTGCGGGTTACCCGGAATGCCGGTCGGGTGTTCGATACCGAGGCGCGGCAAAATACCGGTAATGTCCGCATCCAGCAGCTTGCCGGTTTCGCCTGCGCCGTTATCGGAGTAGTACAACAGCGGCACGCCGTGACGCTCGATGCCGTGGCGCAGTGCGTCGGCAACAGCCAGTGTATTTTCAGCTAATGCCAGACTCCAGCCGACCACATAGCGCGTCCGACCATCGATTACCAGGGTTAATTCCGGCGTAAAAGGTCTGCCGTGGTCAGGATGCTGTACTTTCATCTTCATGCTGTGACCATCCCCGATCCATACGCCGTTAACCGGCATCACAGACCAGTCGCGCTTGACGTATGTCTGCAATGCAGTCATGGCAGACCCGGTAACCCGGCCGCGCTGGCGAACGATTTTCGGCATCTTATTCAGTGCGCGATGAACTGCGTAAATGGACGGGCACGCATCACGCATCGCAGGCTGATCTGCATACTGCCGGTGCCAGTCGACGCGAAAATCCTGATACGCTTCGGCAACAGAGGGGCCGTTAGGGTTGCGGTAGTGCGCCATAAACAGCGGTAGCCAGGCTAGTTGTTCCGGTTTCTTGGCTTTGAGATGACCGGGAGCAAGTAATACAAGGCGTTCGGATGCATCTTTGGCGCGCAGGTAATCAACAACCCATTGATTTAAGGCACGAACGCTGACGCCGATGCGCTGACCCTTGCGGGCGTTTGCGGTTGCGACATAGCGCTGCAAGTGCTCCGGCAGGTCACCAGAGCGTGACCGGTCACAAATAAACTGAATGGCCTTAATGCGTGACAGGCCCGTGTCTTGCAGGCGCAGCACTTCAACAACCAGCACCATGCGGGCATCGGCGATGTCGCGCTGTTTCTGCGTCAGCGCAGCGGTTTTCTGCTCAAGCATGGCAGGGCACTGGCGCACAAGCTCAAGCATCTGACTGGTTGACGCGGTGGTTGATGCAGTGACGGCCTTTGCGGGGGTGTTGACCGGCTGCTGTTGCAGCAGGGTGTTGTAGTGGCGCTGCAATACCGTGTCGCGGGCGATATCAGGCAGACAGTCAACGTGATATTCAAAGGCTTTGCTGCCCTCGCGGCGGCGGCGTAATTCAGCATTACCACCCGAGCGCTTATCCAGTCGGCTGCGAATGTTGTGCTCCATCCGAGGCAGTCCGGGGAGATCAACACATTCCTTCGCTGTTAACCAAATAGACATCCTACCCCCTTAAGCAGCCGTGCGGTCATTCGATGGGTAACGACTCGGCCAGATGACCGCCGGAGATATACCGATTTTTTGCGCAATCGCTTCCTCGTAACGGCCGCACTTGCGATAGAACACGTTACGAATGGTGTTCTCTTTCAGACACAGATCTTTCTCGATGTCGTGCAAGCTGACCCCTTTGCGATCGAGAGCGGCGATAATCGCCTTGCTTGACCAGTCACGGCCGACATCCACAAACAGGTGGGTGATGTCTTGTTTCAGTAACTGCAT